GCACAATGGGTTCGGAATATTTGCTTGTTGTGGGGGTGTCAGAAATTTTCCCGTCAGCGTGTATTTGACCAACTCGGTTCCACTAAAGGAGTCTTTTAAATCTTCGTGTTTCCAGACCTGAGCATTGCAAACCATAGCGCCACAAAATAGTGCCGAAATGCAGAGTAACTTCATGCCGGTATCTCCTTGTTGTTCAATAGCCTATTGACCCAAAGCCAGACGATCCCATACATCTTCCAGAAATCACCTGGTATGCGCCAATGATTTCCCGGCCGGTGGAGTCCGATAGATATCCCGCGAACACGATATTTCCGTTGGTGGTCGTAATCTGCACTGCCAGATACGAACCGGCCATGGCGCTGTTGCTAATCGTTCCACCAGCGAAGCAAGGCGAATCGATGAAGGTTGCAGTTCCCGAAACATGGTAGAGTCCGTCGCTGTCGGGTCCATACTGTTCCGCCACAATCTTCACTGCTGTTTCAGGAGGAGCAGCGTTTACAAAACCACCCGTGTACGTGTGACTGTAGGAAGGCGTTGAAAATCCAGTCACGGTCCCGTTGTCCCCGTCGGCGCATCCTCCGGTGATCGTGTACGACCCAGAGGTCAGGATGCCTGACGTGATGCTTCCCGAAACTTCGATGGTTTGGCCTGAAATAGCAGAGCTGATCAGAGTGATCGCGCCGGCTGTCGAGATGTTTCCCGAAACGGGCACATCGGTTGAAAAGGAATAGCAGGAAGAGTTTAGGACGTGAATGGTGCCGCTGACGACACCACTGTCGTTGTCCCCCATGTAACCGCCAATCCGAATAGCGGAGTGGGTCAAATTAGAGTTCGTGGTGATTGACCAGTTTCCGGTGATAGTCGGATAAGAAGGAGGCGGCGGCGTTGACGATCCCCCGCTTCCGCCACCAGAACTGGAACCATTACCAGCGTTCGTGCCGGGCACTTTAGATGATGCGCATCCCAGCAGAAACAAGGCCGAAAACAGGACAAGGCAAACAGACCGCATTGAGGTCTCCAAAATGAATCTCCATAAGTAAGCGGTACGCCGGAATTCTACCCCATCGACGCGCATTAACCGTAATTCGCTGCACCATGCAAGTTGCAAATCGGGAGAGTCCATGCACTCGAATACCGTCTGGTCGCCGCCTTTCGAGTTGAACTTCGACTACCCCGCGAAGACTCCGACCTTCAACACCATCATCCAGGCTCCAGTCTCCGGACGCGGAGAAATTCGGGCCAGCCTGCAGCCCTACCCTATTTGGGAGTTCGACTTTCCCCTGAACTACGCCCGCGGCGGCGAGCAGCTTCCACAATCAGTCTACGGATACCTGTTGGGATTCTTCATCCAGATGGGCGGAGAGTTCAGCGACTTTCTATATTTGGACCCGAACGACAACACAGTTGCCAACGCCCTGCTGGGACTCGGAGACGGATCGACCGCAAACTTCCAGTTGGTGCGGCCGATTGGCAATCTCGGGAGCGACATCGTACAGAACCCCATGCAGTCGGCGACATCACCGTATCTCGCGCTGGCAATCATGGTGAACGGGACGCCGACCTCGGATTACAACCTCGGGCCGAACGGCATCATCGAGTTCAACACGGCGCCGGCAAGCGGGGCAGTATTGACCTGGACCGGAAGCTACTGGTATCGGGTTCGCTTCGACAGCGACGGACTTACGTTCAAGGAGTTCATGCAGCAGATTTTTGAGTGCCAGAGCATCAAGCTCAAGAGCGTGATCCTGTGAAGAACATCCCGACGCCACTCCTCGAGTACCTCCTGAGCACCGACGTGGAGAGTACCTTCTACGCGGACCTGTTCGCCATCACGCTGGTTTCGGGGCTGAACATTTACGTAACCAACGGGCAACTCGACATTTCCTATGGCGGGAACAACTATCTGGCGAGCCGCTGGGGAAACTGGTCCTGCACGGCAGTTGAATGCGAACTTGGACCGCTCAACGCGACCGCAACGCTCAAGATCAACGCAAATCAGGACATCCTGATGCCCGATTGGAACATCCCGCTGATGGAGGCTGTTCAGGAAGGCCTTTTCGACGCCGCAACCATCACGGTCCTGACTACGTTTGGATTCACCTATGGGGAGACCGACCTTGGCGTCGTCATTCGCTACGGCGGCCAGATCACCGACCTGCAGAAGACAGGTCGCACCACCGCGGAGGGCACAGCCAAGCCCTTCACCTTCACCCTCAACCAGCCGATGCCGCGACAGGTGCTGCAGCCTGGATGTCGCTGGACGCTCTACGATGCCGACACCTGCAAGGTGGACAAAGCATCATTTACGTACTCGAGTTCGGTGGCGAGCGGCAGCAACAATATCTACATCCTTCCTGCGAGCGCCATCACCCCGCCAGCCGGCATCTCGCTGGCGCAGGGCGTCATCACCTTCACCTCTGGCCGCAACACCGGCCTTTCCATGAGCGTGCAATCCTGGGACGGAGCCAGCATTCGGCTGACGCGGCCGTTCCTGTTTCCGGTGGCGCTTGGCGACACCTTCACCGTGACCGCGGGATGTGACCACACGGTGCAGAACTGTTTCAACTTTCAGGGCAACGATACCTACGTGAACTACGGGGGATTTCTGTATATCCCGAATTATGAGAGCGCCTTGTAATAAGGAGCTACTTTTCAATCCAGCCTTCCTTCCGGGGAGGCTTTTCTGTTTTGACGGAGAGACATGACAGAGCAGCAGCAACGCGATGCGGTCATTGCCGAGGCGATGACATGGTTGAGGACGCCGTTTCGCCATCAGGCGCGCCTCAAGGGACGCAATGGAGGCGTGGATTGCGCAGGGCTTCTGCTCGCAACTTACGAAAGCGTCGGGTGTACGCCGCACATCGAGCCGGCAGAGTACGTGATGCAGTGCATGTTGCATGATCCGCGCGAACGGTTTGTGGAAGTGCTGGAGAAGTACGGCAAGGAAATTCCGGAGTTCCAGGCGAAGCGAGCCGACGCTGTCGTCTGGAAGGTTGGCCGTTCGTTTTCGCATGGCGCCATCCTGCTCGAGGACTGGCCGGGGAAAGTCGTTCATTCGGTTACTGGCTTTGGAGTGCTCACCGCGCACGGGACGCAGGATGGGTTTCTGAGCGGACGCAAAGAGCGACGCTTTTTCACGCTTTGGGTATGAGTTGAGGGGATACGCGACATGGGTCTTGGTTCAAATCAAGTCGCGACGCCAGAACTGCATCAGCTCCAGGTCACGCAGAGCGTCAACGGGATCTGCATTCCCATCTTGTACGGGACGAACCGCCTTCCTCAGCTCCTTTTGTGGTACGGAGACTTTGTTTCGGGAGCTCCCTATCAGGCGGGTGGCAAAGGCCTGGGAAAGAATGGCAGCAGCTACGAATACTACGCCGCGATTCTCGGGCTATTGTGCAACACTCCGCTCAGCGGCATAGGTAATATCTGGTCGCAAAACGGAAACCTGACGCTCAGCACCGTCACCGAGTCCTACGCGGTGCCGACGGGGGGCGGAAGCTTCACGGTTTCGAACCAGGAGCGCTTTGCCTACGACCTGGGTGTCGGTTCGTATGCGCCTTACTCGGTCGTCGCGAACAACTATGGCGCCCCGGCTCCGGTGACGCTGACCGGCATGCAGGCGACCGCGCAGCAGTCTGCATCCGGCACTCCGGGAACCGGCCAGTATTCGAGTCCCTCCCCTGGCCTGTACGTCTTCCCTCCAGCCTCGGCCGGACAGACCATGCTGGTCACCTACACCTACTCGCTCTACACGCTGAGTGAGACGGAAGATGACAGTGTTCCAAACACCGGTCCATACCAAGTCACTGTTCAGTACCAGACACAGTTCGTGGCCGACGGAGGAGTCAGAAACACGTTTACCGGACAGCCCCTGATCCGGGTGCCTTCCGGACCCTCTTCGGGGCAGTACAGTGTCAGCGGTGGAAACTACTTTTTCAGCGCGGCTGATGCGGGCATGTCGGTCGCCATCACCTACAGCTGGCAGCAGTCCAACTCAAATATCGCTCCGGGCTCCACGCTCAACTTCACGCTCATCGGTGGAGCACCGGGCCAGCTGCCATGGTCGTATCTGTCGTCCTTCCATCCTAGCCAGGCCTTTGGCTACTCGGCGTGCGCCCTGATGGGAACGCAAAAGATGGATCTCGGCGAAGCTGCGCAACTGCCGAACTACAACATGGAGTGCTCCGGTCCATTTCAGTTCGGCGCCGGCATAGTCGACGCCGATGTCGCCGACTGCATCGCGGACCTGCTCTACAGCCCCTTCTATGGTGCCGCCTTCCAGGGAAGCATCGATGCGAGCCTTGCCACCATCGCGCGGGACTATTGGAACTCGAACAGCTTCTTTATCAGTCCGGTCCTTAACTCGGCGCGGCCGTGCGCGGACATTATTCAGGAGTGGTGCGAGGCCGGGAACACTGGGGTCTTCTGGTCAGAAGGGCTGCTGAAGTTTATTCCGTACGGCGACACCACGACGGTCGACAACGGCTATGTGTTCACGCCGCAAACCGCCCCCGTCGTCGACCTGAACGACGATGACTTTATCGCGGACGCCAACGAAGATCCTGTCCAGATAGACAGGACGCCATGGCAGGATTCCTCAAACCAGGTGAAGGTCCAGTTCACCAACCGATTGAACAACTACAATCCCGGCGTCGTCACCGAGCAGGATGACTACGCGACGGCGCAGTTCGGCCTTCGCCCGGAGGGACAGAAAGACTACGGGTTTCTCTGCACGCAGCTAGCGGCGACCTTCTCGGCCAACACTCGGCTCAAGCGGCTGGTTTACATCCGCCGAACTTTCACTTTCAGAATTTCAGGATTGCGCTACTGCTTCCTCGAGCCGATGGACCTTGTGACTGTGACCGATATCCCGCTGGGCCTGAACAAAGAGCCCGTGCGCATCACCAGAATCTCTGAGGATGAGAACCGAATCTACACCGTCACCGCGGAGGAGTTTCCGTGGGGCACCGCCACTGCGACGCTCTACCCCAAGCAGCCTACCCTCCCTCCTCCGCCTCCGCCGTCACTGGCCGATCCGGGAGACACCCAGGTCGTTTCCATCTTCCAGCCGAGCGCGCGCGTCGCCGCCTCGGTATCGAATTCAGCTAATCAGCTGTGGTGTGCACTGACGGGCGGTCCAAACTGGGGAGGCTGCAACGTCTTCTTCTCCTACGACAACCAGAGCTACCAGCCGATCGGCCCGCAATATGGGCCAACCCGCGCCGGCTACCTGACGGCCAACCTGCCCGCTGCCGGAAGTCCTGATACCACCAATACGCTGAGCGTCCAGATCAGCGGCCAACTGTTCAACGTCTCGCTGGGACAGGCAAATGCCTTCGCCACGCTGTGTCTGCTGGGAACAGAGTATCTCGGTTACCAGAATGCCGACTTTACGGGGTCAAGCAACAATGGGCGCATCAATAACTACAACCTGACCTACCTGCTCCGCGGCGCCTTCAGCAGCCCGGTGGTTGCGCACAACGTCAGTGATCCGACGCAGAACATTTTCATCCGGCTGGACGATCAGGTCTTCCGGTACAGTTACGACCCCTCGCTGGCGGGGTCCACCGTCTGGTTCAAGTTCCAGAGCTTCAATCTGCTGCAGAACCAGGTCCAGGACCTCGCGAACGTGACCGCATACCCGTTCACGTTCCCGCTTTCCGCGACAGCAATGAATATGACCATCGATTCGGTGCTGGATGTTGGTGGCGCCTCGGCGAGCATTCGGATTTACAAGGCAGGGACATCGCCGGGCACCGCTGGAACTGCCAGCCTAAACAACGGGACTGTGGTCACTTTGCCGGCCGATACGCAGACGGGCGAGGCACTCAGCACGCTCTACTACGTGAACTACAACATCTCAGGCACGGCCTACGTCTTCTACACCGACCAGAACGCATGGCTGCATGACCAGGCGGTCAACAACTATCTCGGGATCGGGTCTGTGATGACCGTGGCCGGAGGCGGGGGATTCTATCTCCCCTCGAGCTATAACGATTCCAGCGACGCGGGCAATGCGGCCGTCAATCCCGGAGCGCTGCTTCCCGGAGGATTCGGGGACCTTGTTGTAAACGCCTACGCCAACCAGCCGGGTTCTGTGCCGGCGTTCGCATCGGGGGGCATCACCTATCAGGGCTTCCTGAACGGAACTCCCGCGGTGACGCAGATTGCGGCAGACGTTTCGCTCTCCGTCACCGGAGACGGCAATTTCGCCGGCATCGATGTCTCGTTCGACAACGGAGCCACCTCCACGCCGCTGTTCAGTGCCTCCTCTGCAACAGGCGGCACCTACACGCTGCCTGTACCTCCAGGTACGAACCTGAGCAACATCATCGTCATCATGAACGTTCCGTCGCCATCATCCAGTGACTATTCCACGACCCAGCTTCAGGTCTCGGGTCTGGTGGTCAGCTAGGCAGCGGATCTTCTCCAGCAACCAAAGAGGAACCTCCCCATGAAACTTCGTCTCGCTGGAGCCCTGCTTGGGCTTCTTATGGCAATCCCTGTCTTCTCGCAGACCTACACCGTCGTCACCTCGACCAACATGAAGGTGGACAACGGAAGCGGTACGGCCATCAATCCGCCCGCAGGCGCCCAGCTCTGCTTCCAGGGAACCAATAGCGCGGGTGCTGCGATTACCTATACGCCGGCGGGAGGATCTCCTGTGAGTGGGCCAGTTTGTCAGACGTTCAATTCCGGTGGGGGCCTGACCGGATCTCTGCAGGTGGCCAACGGCGCGACCGCGGCGCCTCCGGGGCTGCTCTACACCATCACCATCACCGATGGGACAACCACCTACCTTACCCTGACCAAGGTATCCGTGACGGGATCGCTCTTTCAGATCGACCAGTATTCGCTTCCCGGCAATGGAACGGTCTCTGGTATCGGCTATCCCCACATCAGCTGCAACAGCGGCGCCCAGTGGTCCTCTACGACGATTACACCGGGCGGATCGACCTGCACGCTTGTTTCCGGCGTAGGGACTTGGACGGCGTATCCGCAGTCTCCGTATTGCCCCGCTGGGCAGGGCTATATCGTGCCACAGGTTACGGGAGCGGCATTCTGCATCGCCCCTCAGCTGCAAGGTCTCGGTTCTCCGACCGGAGTATGTGTCAACAAGAGCACGTACTTTCAGCAGGACGCTTCCACCGGCCAGTTCCTCTGGGGTTGCGTCAGTGAGGCATGGCAGCAGATTACAGGGGGCGGGGGAGGCGGTGGCCTTACCAGCTTCCAGGGCCGCACGACGGCCGCGGCGACGCTGCAGGGCTCAGACATTCAGGGGACACTCGCAAACGCTCCTTTCAGCTTCAGCGGCAGCTTCGGGCTGGCTTATGATTCGGCATCGGGAACGCCCACGCCCTCTTCGAGCTGGAAGCTCGACGGATCGAGCAACCTCGGAGGCACGAAAAATCTGTATCTCGGCGCCAGCCCTTTCAGCGCTCCGGTCGTCACCCTCAACGCGACCACAGGTGCTGTCTCCGCCGCGAATGGAAACTTAACGGTTTCGAGCGCCGGCGCAACGGCCTTCGGAGGCGGAAGCCCTATCGCTTCCTCTGACGACATCTGCCAGACCGGTGGCGCACATTGCCCAGCCTCGGCTACGGTTTATTACCAGAGTGTCCAGAACAACGGAGCGTCCCTCACGCCTCGTTCTCGCCTTGCGTTCTCGCCTGCGACTGGTATTCAAGCTGTCGACAATAGCGGCAACAATTCGACCGACATTTCGCTGCTGCAGGCCACCTCTTCGCAGCCTGGTGCGGTAAAGTGCGACGGCACCACAATCACCTGCACCGGCGGAGTCATCACGGCAGTGGCATCCACTACGGCGATTACAGCGCTCACCGGTGACGGAACGGCGAGCGGCCCGGGATCTGTGCCGTTCACGCTGGCCACCGTCAATGGCGCGCCTGGAACGTGCGGAGACGCGACGCATGTCTGCCAGGTGACGACGAATGGCAAAGGACTGACGACCGCGCAGGCTCCGGTCAGCATCGCTCTTCCGGCCTCACTCTCGGTGCAGACGGCAGGAACGCCAAACACCAGCCAGACCGTTTTGAATCACACGGGCTCCAGCACCAACGCGACTGGAATTGCGCTAACGCCGACCAACCCATCTGGAGGAATCGAGAAATACGAGGCCAGTGGAACGGTCAACTCCACCAGCGGCGGGACGGGAATCGACTCGCATACTGCAACCGGGGTGGCGCAGGTAAACGGAGGTGCGTGGTCGGTGTCGACTGCGCTGGCGAACGGCACCGCGGCGACGACGCAAGCTGCGGGAGATGCCAGCAATTTAGTGGCGACGGATGGGTTTGTGTCGGCGGCGGTTCCCATCCATCCAATCGGCAGCCTGGTGACCACCGACTGCACTGCCTCGCCGCAGACGTTGCTGATCACCTCCAGCCTCGCTATCGCCGGAACGGCTACGATCACCCATTGCAACCTTCTGGCCCAAGGAGCAGGTTTTATTGCTTCGGGGACCTTGATCTGCGTTCAATGCACCATCACTAACCAGACCGGCGGGGCCATCTTCGGCACCAGCCTTGTCCTCTCCGGCCTGTCGTATGACCGGCTGAGCTGGCACAGTGTCATCGGCTATGCTTCTGCTGC